AAAGATTATAAATTTTGTGTAATAAAAAAGGGGGCTTTTAAACCCCCTATCTATAACTAAACCAAACTTAATGAAAAATATCTTTTGCTAATATACAAAAAATTATGGAGTTGGGTTAATTGGGCTACTTGAGTCGTCAGTAGGAGCAGCAGTACAGAAAAATGGTGGTGCTGTTTCTTGAGCTGTCATTGTAAGGGTAAATCCTGAAAGATCACCCATAGCTGCACCTGTAACAACTGTTCCGCCTGTTACCTCTACGCCATGCTCTTTACCTACTAAAAAGTTATTTCCGTTATAGTCTTGAACGACAACCTGTGGTCGTCCATGCGCTAAGAGCTTGATTTGCTCTTGTGTCGCTTTATCTAAAAAAGTCAGAGTAAGGTTTAACGCACTTTCATAGAATGTCGTTCCGTTCTCCCTGCTCGAATTTATAGTTGTTTCAAGTGATGAGTTACCTTTTACATCGTATCTGAAAAAATTGACAGAACCATCTAAAGTAACATCGCCATCAGTATCAACAACTAAATCTCTTGTGGTCGTAGTATAGGGGGCGATAAAGACAAACTTTATTCCACCGACACCACTCTTACATGGTAAACTACGTCCGTTTGTTACTGCACAAGCCATATTATTTTATTTTTAGTAAAAAAGGGCAGGTAGGCACTCGGCTCACCCACCCCTTTTAAATTAGACAATTATTGATTAAGAGTAAAGAACAACGTCAGATCCTACCCCTATCTGTACTCCTGCTGTATAACGCATTACTACACGAACATTCTGATCCCCTAAAGTCTCGGCGGTATCGATGACACGCACCTCATTTCTATCATTTAGCAAACCTGTGCCAAAGAATAAGTTAGACTTACGAGCAGCCATCATAGCATTGTCGCCAAGACCTTTTGTTGCAAATAATGGAATACCTTGGAAGTTCATCTCAGTTTGCCCTACGTTGTAAAGCTCTCGGTATCCTAACGCAGCTTGAGCAGCGATATATTGCTTAGCGATATGCGAAGAGATATAGATGTGTAAATCATCTGAACCATACACACCACTTGGGATTGCGTCAACAACCTTAGATATTTCAGCGATAACATTTGAAGATGTGATAGCAATACCTGATACATCGACTACGTCTGAGTCTGCACCTGCAAGTGTGAATAGACCATCAAAATTACCTTCACCTGCACTACCTGACCAAATAGATGTTTCAGTAGCTTGTGCAACCTCAGCAGCTACACGAGCGATAACAAAGTCAGAGAACAATGGTGGTAGCTCATCAAAAGCAGAAAAGCCCATTTGAGCAGCTTCCCAATCAGAGTGCAATTCTTTTTTACAAACCTGTAAATTTACTTGCAATTCAGTTGGTGTCAAGACTTTCTCAGTAAGAGTAAGTGTTGATGTAGTTGAGTCAAAGTCGCAATCAGCAGAGCGTACAAGATTTGAGAACGCACCTACTTTCATAGCAGCTTTGAATTTTATGTTAGGTAGGATTGTAATTCCACCTTCATCTAAAGTTTTAGCAGAGAACAAGGACGCAGCAATGTACTTTCCTGCAAATTCCCCTGCATAACTTGAACCTGTAATAGTTGGATTTGGCATTTTTATTTAATTTTAACTGTTAACAATTTTTGACATTACTTTATCCAAAGTGCTTAGTTTTCTGTTTTTAGCAAACTTCAGATTAACTTTTTGTTGTGGCTCAGGGTTATGAGTGATTGCTTCGGCAGCAGGTGTTTCAGATAGTTCCTCTTTCACTTGTTCCTCAACTTCGCTCATTTCCTCTTTTTTATCAATCATCGCTTTGATTTCCTCTACGATTTCTTTGACTTCCGCTAACTCTTCTTTAGTTGCGTATTTAGCTTCAACCTCTTCCTCTTCAACTTCTTTTTCAAGTTCTTCCTCAGACGCTTCCACTTCCTTTTCCTCTTTGGCTTCGGCTTTTTTGATTTCGCCAATGATACCTTCTTCCTCAACAACAAGGATTTGACCATCTTCCATTTGGTATTCGCCAACAGGAACAGCCACCTTCTCATCGTCTGTAAGGATAAAGATTTCTTTACCTGACTCAAACGCTTCCGCTTCAAGGACAGTTCCATTTTCGAGTTTAGCTTGTGCTAACTCTACTTTAACCTCTTGGTCTTGCTCGACATTTTCTACAATGTCAGCAGTATCTTCACCAAGATAGGTTTTGATTTTGCTTAGAATTTCTGTCGCTTTCATAATAGTATAACGTATTTAAAAATTAATTTGTATTTTGGGCTAACCTTTCCCAATACCTTGCGCTCTTAACGAGCCATCACAACACTTAACGTGATATGTATTATCCTCGCATAAACACCCTCGTCTTGATGATTTGGGGCTTGTCCTTGATGGTGTGATAAATCTTTTTAGTCGTCTAATCATTTTCCTTGACCTCTGTATTTTTTCTTATATAGCTTTGATCCTTTAACACTACTCATTTTTGTTTTAGCGTGTACGCCTTTTCTACGCACCTTTGGCTTTAACACTTTTATATAATCTATTCTTTTAGCCATTATTTTTTTGGGTGTCCTTTAGGTAGTAAATCATTATCGGTTGTGTACTTAGCGTTTTGTGGTCTGCCATTTTTAACTAAGTATAAGAAAGCATTGACACGAGCAAACGCCCATTGTGAAGGACTTTTAACTTTAGGGCTATGTGATGTATTAAATGCACCTAAACCACGTTGAAACACAGATTTTAACATTCCAACAGTAACACCATAGCCTAACTTATCTTTATACCTTTTATTGAAATCGTCTGACTTTTTCTTAAGGGTAGCTTCGTCCTTCTTAGATACCTTTGCACCTCTTGTCGTGGAGGCGTCCCCTTTAGCTGTTCCTTTACCTTTAGGGTTTGGGTTTGGGGTGTCTGACTTAGGGGCTTTCTTAGAACGCTTAATACCACCACGTTTACCTACCTCAGCCATCTTTACACACTTACCATAAACTTTTTTGTATCCATCAGGACACTTTTTTAAATCTTCTTTTTTGTGAAACTCACAAGGCATGTACCATGTTTGCCCCTCAAACTCGTGTTCGTGATAACCCTCACAACCTAAGTCCTTAGCTATCTCTAATGCTTTTTCTTTAGTGTTAAAAGCTACACGATCATCAATGATGGCTATGTTCTCATTGACTACCATAGACTCTAACTCTATTTCGCCTAATTCTTTTAACTTGCTTTCAGCCCAACGCTTACCGGCTTTACCACCCCATAGAAGATAAGATATTGTGCCACATGCTTTAGTGTCGCTTTCATCGTAGTACTCTTCCGCTCTACTTAGATATGAGTACATGCGCTTTATAACAGATACACTCAACTTTTCACCTTTGCTGATTTGCTTTGCTCTTATTTTTCCAATTGAGGTTGCGCACTTATTGTCAACTTTTCCGTTAAGCTCTATGCCACGTTTGGCGTTGTTTTTTACAGCACTTGGATAATCAGAGTAAGACTCAAGCTCTTCACCTTTAACAATGCTTAATATCTCTTTTAGCATATCCTGAGCTAAATCTTCATCAAAATCATTGATGGGTTCTTTAGGGCGTTCCATCTTGTCTGCAAAGTAACCTTCAATGGAGAAGCCCTTAACTTTTCCTGTTTTTACAAATTGTTCCCATATTTGCTCGTTGTTTACTTTTACAGCCCCCATCCAAGTTCCCACAGGTACATTTAGCCCGTACTTTCTGCTTTTGTCGTGTATTTCGTCCTCTACTATCCAACTCTCTACAAGTGTTAATCCGTTAATGCTATGTTGATGTTCTAATGTTGCTTTGCTTTGATTTCCATTCTGTAAGTATAATTGTGAAGCCTTTAATACAGTATCTTTTGAAAAGTATATATAATACTCCTCTTCGCCTTTACGTCTGTATATGGGCTTGTTAGGTATCAATAACGCACCGAGCAGGATACGCTTCTCGCCTGATACTTCTGCAAGTTTTATCTCTTCGTTTTTTAGTGCGATAAACTCTTCCTCAATGGCAGGGGCGTTTACAACTGAAATCGCTTCAATCCCTGTGATTTCTTCATCGTCTAAAATCAGTTCTACAATTCGCATATCTATATAACGTATTTAGTTTGGTTTTTGTATTTATCCTATTGAAGCACCCTCTACAATGTTTCGATCTAATTCCTGTGCTGTGCTTACATCGTTTGACACTACAAACGCTTTGACAGGTTGTTGTGCTTGACCACCTATTGCTTCTGCTAATTGATTTGTGCCGGACGCACCTACAATGTTAAATGCAGGGGGTATTGAAGCGGCAGCCTCTGTTGGTGTAGAAGCTCCTGCTCCACCACCTGATGGTGCGCTTGGGGTTGCACCAACGCCTACCTTAGTGCTTTTAATTGCTCTAATATTAGCAAGACCTGCTGCTGCTGCGACACCTGCCTGTATAAAAGGGTAAGCAGGAAACACAGTTGTAATAGGGCTTTTAGCTGCTGTGGTAAATGCGTTTTGTGTACCTTCTATTGAGCTTATGGTGGCTTGTGCTATGGCAGCAGCTTTACCGACCTTAGAGCCTTCACCTGCTAATTTGCTAATCGCACCAAACGTAGAAGCTGCGGATTGGAATTTTGCCTTTTGTACATCCTCAGCTAACTTCGTTTCTATTGCTGCGTCTTTATCTCTTTGCGCTTTTCTTTTTTCTTCAAATTTTTCAGTAATCGCATTAAGCTGAGCTTGTTTTTCTTCTTCTAAAAGAACAGTATCAATACCATTTTGTTTTGCAGCTTCTATAATAGTAAAGAATTTATCAAGGACTGCATTTTTTTCTTTTTCCTCATTTGATAAAACTCTATCTAAATTCTGTTGTTCAATTTCTGCAATTTTATTAATTAAATCTACTTTAGCCTGAGCTTCATCATTTCTTGTTTGTTCTGCGTTTTTAGCTGCCTGTTCGTCATCTCGTTGTTTTTTTATTTGTCTATCTTTTTCTTTCTCAAATCTTTCCTCTGCTGCTTCATCAGTTTGTTCTACAACGGCTTCAAGTTCAAGCGTTTCTCTTATGAGCTTATCATATTCGCCTGATAATAAATCTACGGACTTTGAAAGATCAGCTACACTTTTGGCTGACTTTGCCCCTCCAACTAAGTCCAATTGATAATTAAAAGCATTAAGAATGGTTGAACCATCAAGCAGGGATTTAAACCCTTTTTCTCTTATTTCATTTTCAGTTTTAGTAAGCTCTGTTACTTTTTCCCCTAAAATTGCTCTTTCTTTCATCAACGCTACTTCTTCCTCTGCTAATATTTTAGCAAATGCTTCGGCTTTAGCTCTTGCAGCAACTGCTTGAATATATGGCTCTGTTTTGTCAACAATTAGTTGTAAAGCGTCCTCTTGGTCTAAAGTAACATCGTTTAGGTCTTTAACAGTTTCAGATAATTTTTTTAATGCTTGTTCTCTTGCTTCTGTTGAGGCAGTTTCATCAAGCGCAACATCCCTTAGAGTTTTTAAAGTTTGGGTTGCTTCATAAGCTGCCTTGTTACCCTCATCTACCGCTTCATTATATAATTTTTGTGCCTTTGTAGTTCCACTCAAAAAATCCGTAACCTTTTCCCAATTAGCAGCTAAAAGACCAACAGCTACAACAATAGCACCAATACCGGTTGCAAGTAACGCAGCCCTTAAACCTTTTAGTCCTGTGCTTAAACCTGTAACTGCTGTATATGCGTCCCTATAACGTGAAGCTAACCCACCTGTTAATGTGTTAAGCAATCCTGTTACACCATAATTCTGTGAAACTCGATCTGTTAAACTTTTTGTACCTTTTGCAAGTTTAGATGTAGTTTTTGTAACTTTTGACCTTTCAAGATTTAATTGTCTAAGACCTAAGTTGTTGTCCTTTATAGCAAGTCCTAAATCTTTTATTTCGCTCTTTAACCTTTTCTGTGCGCCAATAGCATTTTTAGGTGTGCGCTTTAGTTGCTCTTCTAATCTAAGTTGTTCTTTTTGTAAGTCAATAGTTAACTCTTTCTGCTCTTGGATTTCCTGATTAATTAAATCAAGTTCTCTTTGAGCTTCCTTAGTCTTAGCTTGTAATTCTATGGTAACTACTTTTGCCATCTTATTTCTTTTTTGATTTGGGTAAATGCTTCTTTAAAATTTTTAGGTAAATAATTACATCCTTTGGCTATGCGGATGTTTTCCGAACCATCTTTTACAAAGGGCAATAATTCTAAAATGTTCTGTATCATAATTCGTTTAATAGTTCTATGTTGGACTCACCTGTTTTTAAATTTGTGTTTATACTATTAATCTTATACCTTTTGCCATTAATGTCAAATCTATCAGCAAGTGTAAAATTTAAAAGTATTCTAAGAGGTAGGTACGCCTTTACTTTTGTAATTCTGTTCTTTGTGTTAAATACATTTTGTATGTAATTTTTATAATAGTTTTCAAACAACGTACCTGTAAAAGTTTCATCGCCTGTATATTCGTTAATCTCTAAATGAAAATTAATATTAGCAGTTGATGTACCTGAGCTAAACGAAAGACTATTAGATGGCATATTTACGCTACCTGTTATTTCAACCTCATTTTCATAATTACCATTTTCTTCCACAAGTTCTATGAAACTTATTGACTGACTTGGGTTTGTGTACACAGGATAAAACAATAGTGGCTTACCTATGTAGCTCTCTTGGTTATCATCTACGCTAAAACCCCATTGTATTTGTGTTTGGGCTGAACTATTTAAGTCAAGAAGTCTCTCGTATTTAGCGTGTCCAAATGGTGCTTTAACACTATATAGCCCACCATCTACAATATTATTGTTGTCGTCTGTTTCTGTGAAATCCGTTTTTCCCCACTCTTGACCAAATAATTGATTATGAGTAGCAGCTAAAAACGTCTTTGTATCTTCAAAGCTAAACGACACTTCTCTATATGGTAAAGCTATATTTACTTGACTACTATTTACATCCACAAACTCGCTTATGTCGTATGCTGTGCTTATTGACTTTTTGTTTGTATAGAAATTATCTAAAGTGTCAACGTATATCGTGCCATCATCTTCTACAAAAGATGTGAGGTTGAACATTTTAAATACACCTGTCAAAAAGTCTATTACTTTTATTTCAGGTATCTGTTCTGTTATTGCAAATTCAACCTCAGTATTAGCTGTGTAGCTTCCTGTGCTATGTGTTGTAACAACAGTTACAGCTGATTGTATATATTGTGTTGACCATATTATATCTGTAAATACCATAGCAGACTCGTAAGTTATAGTTGCTGTTACTTGCGTGCCTGTTGTAAGAAGTGAATTAAAAAAACTTGAAGATGTCAAAGTAATATTTGTTGACGTTACATTTGTCGCACTTGCTACCGCGAGTAATCCATTAACAACCATCTTAACATCATAAGGCGTTGATGAGGTTCTTTGTAAAGTTAATTGTAAGGCTTGTGTATTACTATTTGTTATTTCTAATACAGACGTAGAAACCATCTTTGAAGAATTAGCCCTACCTGATGGTGTAGTAGTTCCTGTACCAACTGTCCAACCATTTATAAGGTTTGTAAATACAGGTACTTGAGAACCACTTGATACCACGCCTTTTTTTCTATGCAACCACATATATAAATCGTGATAAACATCATTTGTTGTGTTAAAAAAATCTGTACTAAATGTTATACTATACCTGCTTTCAATAGCTTTAATAATTTCGTGAACCCTAAGAGCATATTTTAATTCGTTCCATGGAAGTCCATGCTTTTCGCCACTATCATAATGTAGATTACCTGTGTTATCGTCATTACCATTACTATCATAAAAAAGTCTTTTTGTATGGGTAATAATAGGTACTAAAATGTGGTTCGATACTTCATAGTTATCACTTGCTGTAAATATCTGTTCATTTAAAACTAAGGTTGTTGATACAGGAAAGCCTGTTATATAAGTGCTTTCATTTGTTGTAGTGTTTGTAATTAAATCGCCTACACTAACAGAACCAAAGCCACTACTATCTTGAATTGATACCCCACTAATAGAGTCAACTGTGCCTGTCGTTAGTGTAGATTGATCTCGTTGTAAAGACCTTTTAATATCATCTTTTGCAAAAACATGATTATATTTATTTAATTCAGATAAAGCACTTAATTTATCTTCACCCAATAAGTCTTTAAGAGTTACAGTATTACCAAAGAATGTTACTCGATATGACTTTGGTCTGCGATTTTTTAAATCAACACCTTCTAACTTTATCTTTCCTTTTTTAAATGGTAAGTTATTGAGTTCAAGTGTTGCGCTCTTTTTAGTCCTTGCGTCAAAGCCCCCTGTAATATCATAGTTATAGTAATGCTTAAATATCTTATTGTTAGCTTTAGAAGCAGGAAGAGTAAACGTCTTGGTAACCTCTGTAAATACCTTAGCAATATCTTTTACGTTTTGGATAGACTGAGTAATAGACACGCTTTCATCTTTAAACATATCTACTCTTTGTCCTTCAATAAATAGTTGAATGCTCTGCACTATCTTATATTATTTATCTTGTCAAATGCGTGTTCAAATTCTACTGTATAGTTTGCAAGTTTATCGTTAACACTTGTCTTGTATGTAATAGACTTGGTTATTGGGATTACAGGTATTACTCGCTCCTCTGTGTCTGTGATCTCTGTGTAGTAAACTTGCTCACTTAATAACAACTCCTCTAACACAGAATTATGATCATCATTAACATAACCTGTGTTCATTGTAATTCTATCCTTACCTTGCGCTAAAAACGCTTGTTGTTGGTGTTGATATGTTTTATAGCTTAAGGTGGATTGATCAAATATAGACGCTTTAAATTGCTCAGATGTTACGTTGGTTGACTCTATTGATTTCTTAAAGAACCATAAGTCTTGTAAAGCACCATACTTGTTAACGAATGTAACTTTGTAAGGTTCGTACTTACACTCTTCTGTGCTAAGTATCTTTATTACCTCTGTGCCTGTTGAGGATGACACATAAACCTCATCGACAAGCCCTATATCTAATTGCCTTAAAAAGTCTGTTAAACAACTTGATGTTTCTATTGTGCCACCATCAGCTACAACTCGTTCCTCGTAGCTATCGTTGTTGTCTTGACCACTTACTGTAACGTAGTCTATTTGTGCGTTTGTGTTTGTTGATGAGCTTA